CTTTTTCGCAACAATTTTGAAATCCACGCATAGAGCAAGTTAAAAAATCAAAATCGGAATCGATATATTCTTTACACAAAGCGTTTTCACTGCTTGCGCACCCGTCAACATCAAACGAGCCATACTTAATTTCAAGCCAATTAAAAACATACTTTGGCGTTTGCCATGTATCTTTATCAAATTGTTGTTCAGACATTTAATTCACCCCCATAATCGTTTTTAATCTAGCTACGCCTTGAATTGCTACCTGTCTATCGATAACTTTGGTTTTTTCTTCAATCGCTATTGGAATAGGTTCAAATTCATCCCCAGACCGCACTTTTACAACAGCTTGAGCCAAAATACGAGGCATTGCTTTTTGACAATCTTCCCATTTCTTCTTGCTGTAATTTCGGTAAAGTTCAGAAAGCAACCAATATTCGGCTGGGGAGCGAAAATTAAAATTGTGAGGCTCTTTCGCATAACCAAAGTATTTTTTAAGTCGTCGCTCAAGTTCTTCTAGTGTTGGTAAGCCTAATTCGTGATAACTTTCAAACTCGCACCAAGCAATAAATTGCCCTACACTTGGGAAAAATGGACTGGTCGATTTTGCTGCTAAATCAAGTCCGTGTTTTAATTTCATCGGTTCAACTACGCCAGCTTTGAATAGCTCTTCGAGCCATACTTGCTTAGTCTCGTTATACTCAACTTCACTAGCAAACGCCTGTTTCCAGGCAGGAAAGATTGATTTTAATCGGATAAACATTCTGTCAATCAAACGAACGGCATTGTCGGGAATATCTGATTTTTTAACCGCACTTTTCACGGCCTGCATCGGAATCACGTTTGTCATCTCAATTCCTCCGGTATCAAATCAGGATCGATATTTAGCTGTCTGCCGATTGCCCAAGAACCATCATCGGCAAAAGTATTTGCTGATTGAGGTTGTTGTTTAGAGCTTTGCAATTCCTTGTCTTTTAAATACCAAGTGGCCTTGAATCCTTGCCAATTCCGCTCGATGGATATTGCCACCGATTCTGCAACTGATAGCCCAGCTTTGTTTGCCTCTCTCAGAAAACCATTCATTGCCGTTTCTGTGATTGGCGCTTTTTTCGCTTTTCGGTGAGTAATGAAATCTTTTGCAAGTTGTCCACTTATTCCGAACTGCTCAAGCAACATTTCGAATTCGCTTTTTTGCGTAGTTTTTTTAGATTCAGTGACTGGTTCTAAAGAGTGACTGGTTCTGGGTGAAATATTTTCACTACCCCCTAGTGCAAAATTTTCACTACCTAGTGAAATATTTTCACCACCTAGTGCAGATTTTTCACTACCCTGCTCAAGGTGTAAAAGATATAAATTCGCACTTGATCCATCTTTATTTTTTCGTGCTTTCTTGGTGACAAATCCCATTTTGATTAAATCATCAATGTGACTAATTGCACTACGTTTTGACATTTCGCATTTATCGGCAATGTATTGATAACTAGGGAAACAAATTCCATCATCATTGGCATTATCTGCTAGTTTTAAAAGCACAAGTTTTCTAGCAGGATTGCCAACCTCACAATTCATTGCTTGAACCATTAATCGCATACTCATAGCATCAACTCCGAAGCATAACGTGACGCAATAAATTCAATACCTTTACTTGTTACACGCGTCTGAGTGTAATTGTGACCGTGTTCAGCGGTACCCGTTTTAACCGTAAAAAGATCTTTGGTGTGCGCTGATTGATAAGGCAAAAGCACGCCTGATTGACGATACAAATATTTATCTTCCACCAAGCGATTGACTAATGCGCGCTCAGGCATTTTTAAAATCTTCGCCGTCTCACGAAATGATTTACTAGTCCCTACTTCCACATAGTGATCAACAAAAGCGACTTTAGGCGCATTACGCTCTTTTTCTGCTTGTAACTGAGCGGCTAACATCAACGCCTCAGAAAAAGATTGCGGAATAAGTGCGGTTGGTTTTTGTTGGTTTTTAGCAACTTTTTCCATCTCAATAAAATATTGTCTGGCTTGCTTTCCTTTTTCGTTTCGCTCAACCATTGATAGCTCTTTTGCCATATCAATGGAAATGTGAACTTCTTTCTGAGGACGCCCCCCGATAGGGTTTTTCTCATTTTTGAGTAAAACTATAAAGTCTTGATTCTCAACGAATTCATATTCGTCAATGCGTCTTTGAATCCAGTCTGAGAATCTTGTAGAAACTTCCAAGAATGAATGTAATTCTCTCGCATTTACCGTTTTAACTTCGGAATTGTTGATTTTGCTATTGCTAATCTGAATTAGATTTGCCATAATTTGCCTCGTTGATATTCACTAATTAGCCACGGTTGCAGCCGTGGTTTTTTATTTCTTGTGTAACACAATCGCACATTCAATCGAATGTTGTGTTGCTGCTAAATGTTTACTCAATGCTTGACGGATTTTGTCTTCTTCTTGTGAGGTGACCTCACCGTCTTCTAACGCCTTTTCTAATAAAGCAAACAACAAGCCGCGCGTAGAAAGCTCGTGCAGTTGTAAATTGGCAAGCTCAACCTTGTCTAATTCATCCTCAGCCACATCAGGTACAAAACGGCCACCTGCCAAACGGCATAATTCATCGATAAAATCAGTGCATCCATACTCAAGCTGAAGTGCGATCAATTCTTCGTTTTTAAAATGTTGACCTTTTGTGTGATACAAGCGATTATTCATCTCCGCTTCTGAAAATCCGAGAAACCCTGCTACCGCACTTCTCCCCCCAGGAATCCGATCAATCATTTCGATAATAACTTTCTTCATTTCCATAATTTTTGCCTTATTTTTATGGTTTTCTTTTCTGTTGGTGTTGGTAAATTACAGTCATGCGATAATCGCAGAGCCTGACTTAATGGGATTACTAAAGTTTCTAATCTCTTCCGCAGAAATTCCGTTTTCCAAGGCTTGAGATAGAATCTCTGAATATCTGGTCTCACCTGTATATTCAGTTCTTGGTAGAGAATTTGATGCGCGCCATTTGTAAACTGCACGCACAGAAATACCGCATAAATCTGCTACTTTAGCTGCACCCAAAGAGTCAATAATGTGTTTTAAGCTTTTCATATATAACCCATTTAAATGAACTTAGAGTACATAATAATCCAGAACTGAAAGTACTTCAAGTTTTATTTATAATTGAACCAATAGTTCAAAGGTGAAAAAATGATTACTGAAGAAAAAATTAAACAGGACTTTGCCGCACGACTAGACATTGCGTGCAAAAGAAAGAACTTGCCAGAAAAAGGCAGAGGAAAAATTATTGCAGATATACTGAAAATTACGCCAAAAGCCGTGAGTAAATGGTTCAATGCGGAGACATTGCCAACTCAAGCAAATATTTATGTATTGGCGGATTTTTTGGAGGTAACAAAAGAATGGCTAACTTATGGCGATAAGAATGCTTCTATTGAGAAAATCGAAAAGCAAATATCCTACCCTTTGCTAAGTCCAATCCAAGCAGGACTATGGACAGATATCAGATCGCTTGAAGGATTTGACGGTTACGAGATGATCCCAAGCACTGTCATAGCCTCTGAAAATTCCTTTTATCTACGAATTGAAGGTAAATCTATGCTCCCCCGATTCAACGAGGGCGATTTGGTTTTAATCGATCCTGATATTGTGCCAACCCCAGGAAAATTTGTGGCGGCAATCAATGGCGACAACGAGGCAACGTTTAAGCAATACAAAGAGCTTGGCACGAGAACACCAGAAGGCATACCGCACTTTGAGCTTGTTCCGCTAAATCCGATGTTTCCAACATTAAGCTCGCTCAACCATGAAATTCGCATTATTGGTGTAGCAAGAGAGCGTGTAGAAACGCTGTAATTAAAGTAATTGATACTGGATATTGTTGATCTGTAATAACTCTAACCAAGACATAAGGAAGAAATATGGTAGGAGCAATAGCTTTAACCAAATTTAACGAAATATCTTCGGAAATTGTAAATTTCCGCAATAAATCATTCGATGTAAATTATATTGATAAAGCCCAAGCTTTTGCTTTTATTGATGAATTAAAGCCGCTCACCAAGACTAATGATAAGGCTCTGGCTTTCTCACTACTTGGCACTCTTTATTGTTTGTTGGGTGATCTAAACAATATGGAGTTCAGTTATCGTACTGCAATAAAATTTTCTCCCGGTGATATTCGTATTAGATTTAATTACGCAATTGATTTATACTACTCGTATCGCCCCGCATCTGCTCTTACTCAAGCGCAGAAACTGCTAAATCTTAATGTTAAAGATATTGAAATGCTGCATTCAATTTATCTTTTGTTAGATAACTTAATTAAAATAAATGAGTGCGAAAAAGTAATGCAAATGATTGAAAAACTCCCTGCCAAACAAACCCAAGATTACTTTACTTGGATTAATAACAAAAAATAACAGGGACAGTTGAATAAATCAGAAAATGAAATAAGTGCGGATAATTTTTCAGAAATTTCTTTACTACAAGATGATGAAATCCCAACGGTTTCCTTGCGTGAAGGTTT